GTCACAACATCTAAGTTGCCTCCAAGTTGTGGAGAACTATCATCTGATACATTCTGAATACCAGAACCAGCAAGTGAACCAACTGAAGCAAACGCAAGATTTCCCGAACCATCTGTTTTAAGAACTTGTCCAGCATTACCATCTGCTACAGGATGAGACAATCCATCAATAATAACTTTACCAGAACCGTTTGGTGTAATTGCAATGTTTCTATTTGATGTCGAAACAATTCCGTGTGTGACTACATCCAAGTCACCTCCAAGTTGAGGAGTCGAATCGGCAGATAAGTCTGTAGACCCAATATCACTTGTCAATGCGATTGTACCAGCACCGCCTGGAATTGTATGTCCGTTTAGTGTACCAGATAATGTAGTATTACCAGCAACACTAAGTCCTACACTGTTTAGAAGTTGTAGTTCGTTTGATTTTTGTCTACTGACAATCGTAAAAGAACCATTTCCTTTGACAGCAGTTTCGATAAGTCCATCTTCAGTTCCCTGTGATGCATCAGTAATCTTACCAGTAACCTTTGCATAGATTTCATCTCCACCACCATCGTGTCTACCTTTGAACTGTAGTTGTCCAAGATAATCTGCATCGGCAGGAGAAGAACTATTTCTATAAAGAACAAGTTCAGGCCCAGCGGCAGAACCAGCATCGGTATCTGTTATGGTTATATCACCAGTAATAGAAATGTTACCAGTGCCAGTAATATTTTGTGAGTTTAAGTCAAGGTTGCCGCCAAGTTGTGGCGTAGTATCTTCTACAACATTGTTGATAGAAACTGCTTGCGCTCTTGCATCTGTATAATAAAGATTACTTGAACCTTCTGAAAGATTATCAGTATCTTTTGCAGTAAACCCAGCATCTACTCGTGCGTCTGCTCTTGCGTTGGTGTAGTAAAGATTAGAACCTTCTGTCAAGTCACCAGTATCAAATGCAGTTAGGTTGTCTGTATGTACAAACGCTGCCCATCCCATAAGAGAGTGTGCAGAACATTGATAGTGAAGAACAGCAGGAGTTGAATGTGTTACAACAATCTGTGTGTATGCATTTGCACTACCAGCAGAACCAGAACCATAAGTTACACCTGTTGTATATGCAGTAGATTTGTTTTCATCCAAATAGAATCTAAATGGATGGTTGGAGTTGCTTGAGTCAGTCTGATCGAAACGATAAGTTATGCCAGGGATAAGTCTTAGATAAGGTGAAAAGACACCATTAACTTTATACTTACTACTAGAACCACTACCGTTATGAACGTGAGCAGAAGTTGAGGATGCAACAGTTACATAAAAAGTTTTTGTGGAAGATTCATAATCAGTTGCATAGTTGTTTGCAACAGTAACGATGTTGTTACTGCCGTCACGCATATACATTTTACTGTCATATGTATTGACCGCAAACTCACCCTCACTCAAATCCGAAGTTGTCGGTATATTTGAATGGGTATGCGACCTTTTAAGTTTAATATCCACCGCCATGAGGCACTCCTACATGACTATTTAGAATGTGCCGCCGTCAATACTCGTTGCAAAAGAAAGTGTGTCGGATGATGCCGTGTAGAGCAAAAGTCCGTCATTAGAACCGCCACCATCAAGTGCAGACAAAGTATTGGCAGAGTTTGCCACAAGCACAGAACCTTTTGCGATACTTGATAGTCCAGTACCACCAGATGTCGCTGCGATTGCAGTACCATTCCAAACACCAGTTGTGATTGTTCCTAAAGTAGTAATAGATGATTGTCCAACATAAGTTGATGCGATTGTAAGTGCGTTTGCAGATACAGTAATCTTGTCTGCTGTTCCCACAACATCTATTGTGTTACCAGTTTTTGTCAAACCATTACCAGCACTGATTTGTCCAGCACCAGAGAACTGTTCAAAAGTGATTGCAGTTGTGCCTAGTGTGATTGCACCATTAGTAGAAAGAACATAACCGTTGTCTGCATTTGCAGTACCTTCTTCAACAAAAGTAAATGCGCCGGCAGTAAGTTCAGAGGCAGCGTCTGCATCTGGTGTTCTTGTAAGAACAAATGCAGCAGAACCAGAACCTACGGTTGTTACTTTATAGAAACCATTTTGAGCACCAGTTGATTGGTCTTTAACAAGAACTCTGTCGTTTGTTGTTAGAGTTACACCATCAATTGAGATTGCACCGTTTGAACCAGCAGTGATTGTACCAGCACCGTTGTTATATGTTCCAGCGAGGTTTGCAGTTGTAGCAACTCTTACAGATGCTTTAACATCAAGTCCATTTGCAACACTATCAACGTATGTTTTGTTTACAAGTGAATCTGAACTAAAACCGGCACGCCCTTCATAACCAGAAGGAACTGTTACTGATCCTGTTCCATTTGGAGACAGTACCAAGTTACCGTTTGAGTTTGTTGTTGAGATTGTATTTGCATCAAGTGTGATATTATCTACATCTACAGAAGTCAATCCGTTCAAGTCTGTGATTGTACCACCAAGTGATGTGTCATCAGAACCGATTGTAATACCATCGTTTGCAAGTTTACTGTTTGCAATCGAACCAGCAAGTTGTGAGTTGGTGATTGTACCAGTAAGAGATGATGTTGGATAGTTTGTTGCATCTGACAAGTCGAATGCTGGTGTAGCATCTGTAGCACCAAGTGCAAGAGAAACCCCACCATAAGAAACTGTAGAGTTTGCAAGTTTACCATTTGCAATTGAACCAGCAAGTTTTGCGTTAGTTACAGAACCATCAACCAACTGTGAACCGTTGATTGTTTTGTTTGTTAGTGTGTCAGTTGAACTTGCAGTAATAAATCCACTGTTTGAGTTACTATAGTTTGCAAGGTCATCATCAACAACCAAGTCAACAGTACCATCACTATCTTGATATGTGGCAGTTATACGAGTCTCTGTATTAGATGAGAACATGGCACCAGCAATGTCTTGTACTCTTTCTGCATTTACTGTTACGTCACCAGAAGTTACAGTAAAGTCTGTTCCATCAAATGTTGCAACACCAGCATTTGTCTCTGTAGCAAGTTCTGCTGCGATTGTGATTGTATCATTAGAAACAGTTGTGTCAATACCAGCACCACCAGTGAATGTTAGTGTTCCACTTGTACTAAATGAGTCGTCAGAACCACTGTCAGCAGCAAGTGTAAATGAGGTTGAGATTGCGGCAAATGATAATGCACCAGAACCGTCTGTTTTTAGAAATTCATTTGCGTTTCCATCAGCAGTTGGTAGGGTAAATGTTACGTTACCGCCAAGAGCATTGGGCGCTTTCAGTCCAACAAAGTGTGTACCATTGTTAGTACCTTCATTGAGTTTAATTTGTCCACCTGTTGTTGCATGATTGCCAACAAGTATCTCATCTATTGCTTTATTACTGTCAACAAGGACAGCAGAACTAGCAGTCAGAGTTCCAGCAGTGTGGTCGATTAGATCATTATAATACTTACCCCCGATAACCTTTACTGTTGAACCATCACCAATGTAGAATTTCTCGTTGCCGTGGGTATAGGCGAGTTCACCATCTGCGAGGGCGCCAGGAGCGGTACTACCAGTAGACCTTTTAATTTGTAATGTTAGTGCCATTTTACTTTCTTCCTATGTGTTAAAAACTTCCACCACTCAATACGAGATTTCCAGTGGTTGTATCAAGTTCATTTCGAGCAGTCCATTTTCCAGTAGATGATCTATATTGAAGCAGAGAACCATCTTGTACTGAAAAAGATGTTGTGTCAACATCTGCTAATCCAGATAACTGAATAGTTGATGCTCCCACAATTGTTCCAGAGTCCCCTTTTGGGCCCGGCACAGTTACACGAGTTACTTGTGGTTGGTTTCCTTGCGATACAGAACCAACTACCGTTCTTGCTGTATTTACTGTTGCTGTGATTGCCATAGTTTTACCTTGATACGCTTGGGTTTACAGTTGCAATACCTTCAACCACTCTTGTTTTATTACCAGACGAATCGGTTATGACTAGATCATAAACGTAACGTCCAGATTCAAGAGCAGTGGTTTGTGTGTCTGTTAGTGAAATTGTGATTTGACCAGATGTTCGTGGAGATACAAAAGCGTTTGTAAAAGTTACAGCAGTTGATGATTGGTAAGTTTTACGAATCATCGCAAGTGCAGTGTAACCTGTCAAATCAAGTGCAGAACCAGTAGCATCATTGATTGTCACTGTCGTAGTGAAATCAGCACCTTGGTCTATGAATAAATTAGAAATAGTTGCCATCGAACACAGTCTCCTTTGTTCTATTTATAAGGATTGTGTGTTAGATATTTTGAAAATTAGTTTGATTCTAGATCAGTTATACGAGCTTCTAATTCTTGAATTGTCTTTATGAGTAGAGGCACAAGCTTGCCTTGGTCGATTCCTTGATAGACAGGGTTGCCTTCATCATCTACTTCATTGTGTGTGCCAGTGATTGCTTCTGGAACAATTGACTGCACCTCGTGTGCCAAGAAACCATCGACTGTAGTATCTGCGTCAGCGATAAAGTTAAAGCGAACAGGGTTGAGTTGCTTTAAGCGTGTGGTTGCATCCCAATCAGCCGTTACGTTTTCTTTTAGGCGGTAGTCTGATGAGGTGTTGTAGGCGGTTGCCGAGTTGCTGTAGGTAATTGACCCTACCTGTGATGCTGAATGCCAAAACTTAACAGCAGAAGTATTACCACTGTATGTTTTACCAATATTCATCACTCCAATATGGTCAGAAGTTCTTACTAGTTCAAATCCAGCATATCCTGTACCAATGGCACCTGTTGTTCCAATCCGAACATGAGTTTGTTCATTATTGGGGTTAATCATCCAATAAATGTTCTCATGGATTTGTAATCTGGTTTTGTTAGCAGTTTGATCTCTGATAACATACCAACCATTATTTACGCCCGTTTCAGAAATTCTGTGTGCCCATTGTCTACCGCCACCAGAAGTACATTCTAGTAAGATGTTGATACCACTGGCATTATTTTGTCCAGTGCTGTTAATATGAAGTCTACCATCTACACTACTACTTTCAGCTATACCCACATGGCCACTGCTGTCGATACGCATACGTTCAGCACCCGCCACAGTGAACCGCATATTGTTTCCACTATGACTATACGCAATTCTTCCAACATCGTTATCAGAAGCATCTCCAAAAAAGATAGATTGGAAGTTACTGTCGCTGCCAAGGAACTGAAGCGAGTCGCCGTTTCCATCGCTATCTTCAATAATTAAAGCAGCACGTGATTGTGGTGTACCGCCAGATGCACCAGAATAAAGGTGCAATTTATTTGAAGGACTCTCTGTGCCAACGCCCAGTTTACCAGATTTAAGAGTCATAGTAGTTGCACCAGCAGCATTACTAAATCGTAAATCATCTGCTCCACCACCACCAATTTGTCCAGCAATATTGCCACCCCTTTTAATAGTCAACCTATACTGATTGGGCCCATTGAAATTAAATCTAGTATCTCCAGAATCAGTTCCATGAGTCACAGAACCAACTAAGGTGCTTGTCGCACTAGCAGTAAGAGCTCCAGTAGATGTGGTTGTACCAGCGATTGTAATATTATTTGCAAGTTTATCGCCAGTAACAGCATCAGCAGCAATTTGTGTTGTTCCTACAACACCAGTACCTATCGCATCTGTACCAACTGAATCAGTTGCAAGTTTAACATCCGTAATAGCACCATTAGCAATCTTTGCAGTTGTTACGGCATTATTTGTGAGTTCAGATACAGTAACAGAATTAGCTGCAAGATCGTCAGCAACAATAACGTCTACGCCAATCTTTGCCGAGGTGATAGCATCATCGTTAATTCCGTCTGTTTTGATTCTTGAAATTGGCATTTGCGTTCTCTCTGTTTCTCTTTATTTAGTCTGCATCTTCAATTGTTAAGTCGCCGTCTGCAACTTGTTTTAGAATTTCAGCATAGTGTATATTTGCTGGGTCTGTAGGCACTGACATCTCTTGTCCATCAATGTTGGCAAGTATCATTACCTTATCTTCAGTAAAATATTTTGCTGATGTAATTTTCATTTCATACATTTTTTAGAACTCCGCTGATAATGTTTCTGTTCTATTAGAAATATGTGTTATTCCAGCACCTGCTGATTCAACTGATAAAATAGCATTACCTGGCGTGGTGCCCAATCTAAAACCAGAATATGTTGAAACACCGCTTCTAACATTAGTAGAGTTTCCAGTTACAGTTATAGAACTTGTTGGTGATGCCCTCATTGTTACTGGTAGTGATACCATGTTTTCTACTCTAGTAAATCCAGTAGAAGCATAACCTCTAATATTTAATCCAGCATGGACTTGAAAATAGCGTTGACATCTAGCAAAATTAGTACTAGCATCAGTTGTCTCAAACGCTGTTGCGTGTTCGCCAATCTCTAACTGGGCACGTTCTACTTGAAAGTTATTGTTTGCATCAGTTCCAGATGTACCAGTATGATTAACATTCACACCAATAACTCTGATGTTTTGAGCACACACACTACTTGTAGTACAAGTGAATCTTTGTAAACTTGTAGTAAGAGAACTAGTAATATCTTCTGTTACCAAAACTTGTCTTGTTCCAGTATTAATAGTACCCTCTGCATCTGTTCTTGTTACAATCTGTAATGTTAAACTACCAGTAAATGCAGAACCCTTTTTAACATCAATAGAGAATGTTACCTTTTTACCTCTACATTGAGCAGCATCTCTTGTTTCAAGAGTTTGTGCGATTGAACTAAAAGTATTTGCTGTACCATCATTGTGTGCAACTCTTAGTGCAAATCTTCCACTATTGTGAGTTGCATTCTCTGCTTGTTGTTGAGTTAAGGCGTGTTGGTTTCCCCAACCATACCATCTATCACAAGCGTATTGATTAACTGTTCCAGATGTGCCTCTTTGCCATTCTTGGAAGTCGCCGTTGATAAGTAAATTTCTATGTCCAAGTGTAACCGTACTTGCAATCTTATCTTCTGTAACGGCATCAGCAGCAAGCTTTGCTCCAGAAACCGCCCCAGCAGCAAGTTTTGCAGTAGAAACAGAACCGTCAGCAATATCAGATGCTATAACTGTATTGTCTGGTATCGCTCTTGAGTTTAGTTTAATGAGTGCCATTGTAGGTTTCCTTACTCTGTTGCAGTATCAACTAATTTCAGAGTGTATGCTTGAGTAACTTGTGCATCAGCACCAGTTGCGATTGCGATACCATTTGCATTGCAATGTGCGACTAGTTTTGCGATAATCTCTTCTTGTGCTTGACGAGCACGATTATGAATTACATTATCACACCAATCTTGAACTGAATAAGCAGCATACTCAAGACACTTTACCTGTGTATCTGATACTGTCACCTTAATCTCTGCCATTATATTCTCCTGTTTAATTAAATCTATTTACTAGGATACTTTGATTACCCAGATTTTAGTTCTGTTTGCATTGATGGTCTTAGTTGTAGAACAGTATGCTATCCATGTAAAATAATCGTTTGCAGCCATTGAAAATGGTACAGAATATCCGTTAGCACTAGCATCAACTATATCTAAAAAACTGTCGTTTCCATAAGCAGCACCATTCTTCAAAATTCCAAAATGCAATCCAGTTGTACCACTAGCTTGATAAAAACCACCAGCAAGATAAATTCCAGCAGTTGGAACTGTATATCTATTGTTAGTATTATCCCAATTACTACCAACATCTAAGTTGTTATTCCAACCAGTTACTTGTGTTGTTGAAGCGCCGACAGATTGATTACCAACTTTGAACGCCATAAACGCTGGTTGGTTTGGCATAGTTATATGACCAGAATTATTAATAACTAATCTTTGTGTTCCGTTAGTTCCAATATGTGTTTCTTGGTTTCCGTTGTATGTGCCTACAAACAAACGCTGAGTAGATGAAGCATTATCAAGAAGAATACCGCCTTCACCTTGATTGTCATCTCTTTTTAGGTGAACTTCTGGAACTGCCCTACGAACTGTAATACCAGTTCCGAATCTTCCAGTTACAGTATTCCCAGAAGTATTAACTCCAACTTGTCCATTTGTTGTAATATTACCAGTTATACTTTCATTTCCAGTATTTGTGGATGCTGGTGTGGTTACACCATTTGTTCCGTCTAAAGTAATTGCCATTATACTACCACCAATCTTGCACCAGAGGAAATGGTGAGGGTGACACCACTATTCACTGTGATAGGCCCAGCAGTTACAGCGTTCTTATCAGCAGCAAGAGTATAGTCTACTGTCATAGTCTGATCATTGGTAAAGAAAACAGCATCAGAACCGCCTCCGTCAATGTTCTCTATAACTTGTGATTGTACTTTAGATAGTGGCATCACTTATCCCCTTTAAGTTTTTTTATTCTTCTTCTTCTTGCACCTGTTCTGCTAGATGAGCAGCATAGGCAGTTTTGACTGCATCAGTATGAAACTGTGCAACCATTGCTTTTACGTCTGCACTTTCTCCAGATGAATCTGAGTCTGGTGCAACAGTGTGTCTATGGAAACTTCTTGAAAGTTCCACACCATCTTCTTCAATAACAGTAGCGGTTCTCACTTGAATATGCTTGAACTCGCCTACTACTTCAATTTTATCTTCTTCTATACGTTTTGTAATCGCCATTATTTTTCTCCTTTTGTCCGCCCCTAGCATCCACTAGAGGTATAAAGTTATTTATTCTGTCATAACAGCAGCATCAGATATTTTCTTTGCGGTATCAACTACCTCTAAGGTATATGCTTGAGTGATTTGTGCTTCAACACCAGTAGCAAGAGCAATATCATTTGCATTGCAATGTGTAACCAGTTTAGCAATAATTTCTTCTTGTGCAATACGAGCACGTTCGTGAATTACATTATCACACCAATCTTGTACCGAATAAGCAGCATACTCAAGACACTTTACTTGTGTATCTGATACTGTTACTTTAATTTCCGCCATTATATTCTCCTATTTGAACTATTTATCCTACTAGATAACCAGTATAACCATTATGATAGTTTCCAGTTCCATACCATGTTGAACTACCAGATTCTATGTCTACATAATCATTTGCACTCAACTTGAGCGCAAAGGCAAGACAGTAAGAAATATGACTTGCATCATTCGTAGCAATTGGAAATAAGTCTGATTGAAAAGTTCCGTTAATTCTTACTCTGTGTAATGAAGTGTCTGTTGGACTAGAAGTGATAGACCCCAATACGTTAAATTGATATACTCCATTAACTGGAGCAGTAAATCTTCCATTTGAACTGTTATAATGACTACCAACATTTTGAATGACAGTATTCCATATAATAATCTGAGCACTTGTCAAACTACCATTAGTTTTTTGAACTCTAAAATATGGCGTGCCTGCAGCGGTAACTCTACCAGCAGAGTCAATGTTCATACTCAAACCGTCATTCGTATAAAATTCTATTGAATTGCTGTCACCAGAAAAACCAGACTGAATTCTCATTCTGTTTGAATAACTAGTAATGGTATTGTACATTGTATTTCCATCAGCACTTTTACCAATCACCATAGTAGCAGTGTTATCAGATGAACGACCAAGTATATCAATACCACCAGCACCGCTATCTGCTTGTACTGCTAAAGGATTACCACCAGCAGCTGTTCCAATACCTACATTACCAGTTAATGCACTGGTGCCAGTAACAGCAAGGTTTCCAGCAATAGTTGGATTGTTTTCAATTTTTGCACCAGTAATGGCATCATCAGCAATCTTTGCAGTTGTTACAGCATTACTTGCAAGTTCTGTTGTATTAACAACTCCTGCAGCAATCTTTGCAGCAGTCACAGCATCGTTTGCCAACTGACTTGTATTAACAGAACCAGCACTAGGTACACCAATATCCAGTGTATCACCAAGTGCAATAATAAAGTCAATAACATCAGAACTTGTCAATGCAGAGTCAAATATAATCTGTGAACCACTGACCGTGAATGAATCTTGTGGAGCTTGAATAACACCATTAAGTGAAACCAACAAGTGGTTAGCACTCTGAGGAGAGTATGCACCACTATCTAGTGTCAAGTTATAAGTAGCAGTAGCAGAAGTTGTTATTGCGTCTAACTTTGAATATGCACCAGCCTGTGGTTGTTTTCCGATAAATGGCATATTATTGTTTCCTAATCTTGTTCATATTATTTATGAGTCAGTTGTATACGTTATGGTGAAATAGTGATTTACTAATGAACCAGATGTTCCACTGTATACCCAAGCAATCCAACTATTACCAGAAAATATTCTTTCTTTTCTTGTAGTGTGAGAGTCGTGTCCTACTGTACCAAAACCACCATCACAGTTTGGTACAAAAGGCAATCCACCCAACTGCATACTAGTTCCATCATTTCTTGCCTGAAGTCTTAAAATGCAATGAACAAGACTGCCAACCTTAACATATTTTGCCCCTTGAACTACTTCTTCTGGACTACCAGCAGGAAATCCAGTATCGTATGTTGGAGTCCAAGTGCCTTCTTCATAATCGTCAAGGGCGTTTGCAGCAGTATAACCTAATGCACCAAATGTAACTGAACCACTAGTTCCCACACACACATGGATACCAGCGTTATTTGCATTTTGAATATTTGCCCGATTTGTACCAGCTCCAGAACCAGAGTAGAAACCCATCATTCCACCTAAGTTACCAGAGTTAGTATCATTAATCTGCATACCATTTGTAACAGCAGAACTAAAATTAACACCTAATGGAGTTCCACCAGCACCAAGACTTCTTCCACCTAAATTTATTGAGTTTGCAGTTGCATTACCAGATGCAGTTAGATCAGTACTTACTGTAATACTACCAGAACCACTAACAGTTGATAAGGTATCTGTTTTTAATGTACTCATTCTGGTTTCTCCGGCCAGCTAAATCCATCATCTTCTGTGGATTGATATGTTTTAGTTATGTCTTTAAGGGCAGTTCTATATGTTACCCACGCTGTCTTTTTTGAATCAGTTAGAGAACTATCTGCTGATTGTGTCCAATCACATTCTGCGAGTTTTTGATTTCTCATTTTTCTAAGATGTTCTAATTGTTGAGCAGGAATAGTTGCGTGTAAATCTTTGAAGAACTTACACTCATCTTCTGTCAATGCAACGTATGTTAGTTCTTTACCGTCATGCACAGCAGACGGTTTGTATTCAACTCCGTCAAGGGTTGCAACTTTTGTTTCACTATTTACTGAATATGCCATTATATTATCCCCCTAAACTTCCAGACGTTTTCATACCAAAAACTGTTAAATCAACTTCTGTCATATTACCGCCGCTAGGATAAACTTTAATTCCAGAAATATCTGAAAACCCAGCGTTATACTTAAAACCAAAAGTAGTAACACCGATATGTGTATTTTGATCATGTGTGTGAATATGTCCAAATCCATATGCGAGTGAGGGTATTAACGTCATATCTACAAAATTAGATGTGCCAGTTGAAGTATGAACAAGAATATAAGCAGCGTTATGGTTCAGGCCTGAACCATTATTGAAGTTGCCGTCAGACAAGTAACCACTGTTTCCACTATGATATGTTGAACCACTTATGTCTGTTCCAGTTCCAGTAACCCATCTAAGTTGCATATTTGCATTACCAGTTGTCTGTGAACCACCTATCTTTCCAATAACCTTGTAGTATTGGTAAGGCCCATTGAGAATACTGTGAAACATCATTTGTGGTGCTGTATTAGCAGCAATACTCACATCAGTTAATTTATTCCAAGTACCAAGTGTCTGGTCTAACTTAGCATACTCTACAGCACCAGAACCAATCATTCCAGCAACAACAGTTCCACTGTCACCTGTTGTCACAACATTTCCAGTAACATCTGGAATAGTCAAAGTGCGATCAGTATTAGTGTTTGGAGCAGTAATAGTTACTGTTCCATTTCCACTTGCATTCGGTGTCAGTGCAATTTTACTCATTAAATCTTTCCTATAATCTTATTTATTATGCGTTTCTATATGTTATTGTAAACATAAAATCACTTTGGTCTTGAACGTCACCTTGAGTTGCCTCATGGACTGCACCACTACCAGACAAACACCATAATCTTAAATGGTCGCCGTTCGGATTTATAATCAAATATTGCATGAAGTCACCATCCATAGGTGCTCCACTATTCATACTATTCATCCATACAGAACCAGCGGCGTATGAACTGCCAGAATTAATATTTGTAAACGGCAACGATGCAATTCTAATTGCACCATTTGCAGTACCTCTTGTTGCAAGTTTAATATAACCTTGAATATGAACTAGTGTACCTATTTTTACATAGTGTCCAGTTGCATTACTAGTGGTGTGATTTCCGTTAGTGTTAGTAAAACTAAATGTTGGAGTAAATGTGCCTTCTTCATAATCGTCAAGAAGATTAGATGCAGATGCATTAATACCATTTCCAATCGCAACACCATTGGGAACCGCCATTGAACCATTACTGAATATTCTAACTTTTTCAGAATTTGTTCCAGAGTTCATAGTGAAGAATGAAAGTATTCCACTTTCAGAACCAACACTACCATTTGTCATTGAACCATCAATAGATGCAATATTTACTGGTGTTCCATTACTTCCTTTGAATCGTACCATTGCACCACCAGCGCCACTACCACCAGTGCTACTTGACTCAACCTCAAATAAACTATTTCCGTTTAGATTATGAAATTTATATCTTGCAGACGCCCCATTATTTACTTGAACAATATTACTGCCTGGAAATGAAATAGATGTATCAGTGTCAGCGCTTCCAGCAACAGAAGGCGTTATAAGTTGTGTTGGAATTGTGAGTGTATCTGAAATCTTATCACTTGTAACGGCATTATCAGCAATCTTTGCAGTTGTTACAGCACTGTTATTAATCTTTGCAGTTCCGATAGATAAGTCTGGTGGAATGACAGAACTTTCAACTGTACCAGCAATGTGTAGGACATAAAAGTTTACACCAGTTGCCGGTGCAGCACTCATTGTTAAAGTTGTTCCACTAACAGTATAAGCATCAGTAGGTTCTTGGCGAACATTACCTACATAGACAGCAATATCAGTTACAGTTGCAACTTGCTTTGATAACGTAAATACTGTGGTTGAACCGTTTCCTGTAAAATCATCTTTAACGATTGTAGCAAAACCAGCGGTTGGATTTTTTCCTATAAATGGCATATTATATCACCCTTATGACTTTTCCATGAGACCCATTACTACATCAATAGCAGAACCAGTTCCCGCTTTGACTTTGAGGATGTCTCCCGCCTCTAAAATATATTTTTGTCCAGCAAGTGTTTCCAGTGTAGTATTTGCTGGAATACTTACACTTTCTAAAAGTTGAAATGTAGCATTAGAAGCAGAACTATCTGTAAACTGAACCTGTACTGTTACAGCACTAGTTGTCTTGTTTGCAATTGCAAGTCCAAGAACAACAGTCTGTGTACTAGAAGGGCAAGTATACAAAGTTGCATATGAACTATTGGATACGTTTGCTGCTGCTGCATTTTTGAATGTGTTCGCCATTTTTCTTTCCTATGTTATCCTAAAGCAATTGCCAATGCAGTTGCATCATCTTCTGCTTGGTCAAATACTCCTTGTTGAACCTTTGCAACTGTGATAGTATTATCTGCAACACTATTTAGTGTGTTAATATTATTAAGTTGATAAACTTGAATATTATTTGTTCCACTTGGGGGAGCGGCAGAAAATGTTATTGTCTGTCCACTAACAGTAAATGCATATGAAGAACCCTCTCTCTGATAGACGTTATCTACGAATACCATGAAGTTTCTTGCATCGTTAGATACTGGTGTTCTTGTAAGAGTAAATGCAGTAGTAGAACCATTACCATTAAATTCATTCACAAAGGATTCAGATTGAGAAACAGATGCCTGTAGTAGTTGTCTACCCATATATGTGATAAAGACTCTACCACCATTATCTGGTGCTTCAGAGAAGTTAATAACTCCCTGTCCAGTAGAACTAGAAACGGTATACGAATGGTCTGGCTCTTGGATAACACCATCCAAAGAGACCAACAGTTGTGAAGATGTTGCCACTGGATGATCTAGATTGAATTGTGTAGTCGCACCATCACCAGCAAGTACCTGTTTATCAAATACTCCGTAGGACGGTTCTGCTCCAATATAGTTACTCATATCATTCTACCTTTGTTTATCATACTCTTATTTATTCTGCTGTATAATCTTTACCAGCAGTGATAGCAGCATTAACTGCTGTCATATTTTCAGTAGTCCAAAAATCCTTTGCTACCATCAATTCCAGATGTTCAACATTTCTGTCTACGCA